ATGCGCACATGCGCGCTGCCCATGGGTTGAGCAATCCCACCTCGATTCTTGGCGAGTACCCTGGACTCGTATAAAGACATATGATGCAAGTTCAGACCGGCCATTCTACCATACAGTTACTTGTCACCAGCATCCTAATTACACCACTGCCATTACACTAATCTTCTTGTCAGACTGAACGGGTTAATTCAGCCAGTTTGCTCCTCATCTCGAGCAGTCCTAGATCGCTTGTAGCCAGACTTGGCCTCCACAAAATACCAGTCGATGCAGGCTTCTGGGCCACGGCGAAATCCATATTTTGTTGCTTGCAATGAGGCACCGAGTACATGGTCAACTACAGTACATGGTAGTGTGACCATTTCCCCGCCGCCATAAGGGTAAGCTGTCTTGTTTTGCCAGCCGCTGGCACGGCAGCGTCGCTTCTTATTCCCTATTAGATCGGCCATTGCAAACACTAAGTCGTGTTCTAAGTAATCATCCAGGAACTCCGATATGCCACGTAAGTCCTCTGCTCCAGGAGGCTCATGACACTCAGGTCCCAGATGTCTGAAGATTGCTAGAACTATCATGCAATATAATATTGTTCTCATTTTCCCTCGCTAATTCCCCATCCCGTTTTGTTCACCGGGCACACGGGCAACCCCCTCCACATTCCTATCACATTCACAGCAGGGTGTGACTATATGCGTACACCTGCTTCTCAATATGTATCCTAGTACCAATGCTATTATAGCAAGCACCAATGTTATATAGGGTTCCATATATTAAATCGGTCCTCTATACACAAGGGTGGTGAAGGCTGCATGTGCAACTGTATTGGCATTGTCGCACTGAATGGTGCCACCTGCACGGGTGACCTTGATTTTAATTACCCACTCAGTGCTAAAATCGGTGGCTGCAACAAACGACCTAGCGGCCATCTGAGTCACCTCCGAACCGGTTAAAGCCGAGACACCTAGCGCAACCGCTGGTATGGCGGTGCCCCCGGCACGAGAAAAGTTGACGACTAGAGTGTAATATCCAGTGCGTGCAAATGAGATGTATTGTCTAGTACTAGTAGTAGTGTCATCATTGACCCATGCTACCATTGCCACCCTGTTTTCCGGAGTGAGCGCTGGCTCTTGTACAGGGCCATTAGATGGAGATAACACTATCACATTGTTCCCACCACCAGCTCCTACAGTCATGTCAGAGCCTGGTGAAGCAGCCAGTGAGAGACTTGGTCCCAGGGGAGGATTAGTTGTTAAAACCCCGGGATCCTGAATAAGCCCCACTGAGTTCATCCAAGGCGGTTTGATCATGAGCTCAGGTAGTGAAAACTCAATATCGTAAGTGACATAAAGACGACCCAACCCCACATCCGCGGCTGGGAGGCCCTCTGTCGCAATCGTAAGCACTCCGTGATCATACAAATTGGGTGGACCATCAGTACCATCGCGCCGAGTAAACAGGCGGTCAGACGCTTGAAGATCGGGATCACATTCGATCCCGTGCAGTAATGTCTCACTTGGGTTACCCCGTGTGTGGTATGCCGACTGTAGAACTGAATTCATGTCAGCAAATGGCAACGTATTGGCGTTGTACTGTGTAGCGAGTGCTACAGTACCCAACCCCATATTTGCAGAGTAATTGGACGAAGTGGTTTCATATGTATAGATGGCTCCATGTAACTTGTACTCAGTAAAGAGTTTTGCGATTGACGAAACCCAAGGAAAGGACCCTGGGTCCGTTGGCTGGATCCGGAATTGTGTTTGATTGAACGCATCCGGATTTTCGGCAGGTGCCACAATCTGTGCTATGAACTCGCGTTTCTGCACCCTAAAAGATGCCGAGCCAGTCGAGCTGAAAGTGAAATCCTTGCTTGTTGCCGTGCCATTCTGCGCATTCACGGCCATCTCTATGATCGAATTCTTCTTAATTGTGTAGTCCCCGTTTCCTTCTACCAGGTTGTGGAGCATCTTCGATCCCGCACCGAGAAGCCAGTTACCGGCCTTCTTGAAATCGCCCGGTTTAAAGACCCCTTTGAACAGGTCAAAAAAGCCACCACTTCCACCAATTGGACGTAGGACTCGAGTGGGCCCTCGCCTAGCTAGGGCTTTATCCACTCTCGATTGCATTGCTCTATTGCGCAGCTCAGCCTGCGTGGGATTCTCACCCCGTGCTGCTGCGCGTCTCTTGATTTTATTCATTCAGATGTATGGGATACCGCTCTGATTACGGGACTGTCCATCCGACGGTACTGCACGCGCTCCCGTGCAGTCTCTAGACTTTCCGCCAAAAGGCTTAGTACGGTGTCCGTTTTGGGAGCTTAGCCGCCGAACCCCATTACCACAATTTATGCCAGATTGAAGGCCTATCCCCCAAGACCATCGCATCGTACATCTTCTCCAAGACAACCTGACATACAGGCTCGATCCCTGTGGTCATATAGAACCGAGCTCTGTCCAAATCTGAATGTTCCACAACGTTGTTCACATCATAACCTGTTTCCAACATTGCGCGATAGTACGAGTAGTTGTGAGAACGCAAATACATCATGTGTTTCTGTTTCATCGAGGTCAGTCCACTTAACCGAACCATAGCTCTGTAAAATGCATGGTAGACCGGTACGCCATAATTCAAATGCGCACCGCCCATGCCCACAGCAAACATCCGATCACTGACCTCCCCCATTGTACAGAAGAGTATCGCGTCTTTCTCTAATGATGACACGGGCCGTATCATTCTCCAGCCAACAGAAAGCTGGATAGGTGTCATTCGACAAAAGCTTAACTGACTAATGTCATACACCACTTGTTCGACCTTAAGCTTGTACCCATACTTGAGTAATTCGGGCACCAACAACGTGATCTCATCATAATCGGACTGGTCACAAACCAGTCCGAAGTCATCCCCATTATCATAGGGCTCCACTCGTAATCCCTTAAGACACTCCATCATGATCATGTTGATCACAACAAATGCTGTCGCCGAAGTGGATGGCGTCCCATCACATAACTTGTACGGCAATTTGCATTTGACAGCGTATTGCACGCCGTCCTCAGAAGCAGTCACTGACGCGTGCCTTCTCTTAGCTCTAAGCACATCAAAAGCTCCCGGGAATATCTTATCAACAAATTTAGCAAAGTAATTGAGGGCGTCTCTGCCAGTGTGCTGTGAGAACCTTGAGCAATCCATGGAGACAAACACCGGATCTGCAAACTCAGACTGCTTGCGATACAATATCTCACCAAACTCACTCATGGTCACACCTTTGAAACACACTTTATGCATAACCCCACGCCGATGCCACATCTCATCGATAGCAGAAAATAGTGTGAATTCTGCTCCCTCACTCTCCTCCATCGACTTGACGTAACGGCCCTCCTCTATGATCCTCTCTTCATATGGTGGGTCTATCGGACGTGGAATTTTCCCCTCCTCTTTCTGAAATTTTACGAACCCCTTGACGTTATCAAACCTGCTCTGATACCCCTGTCGCTGCAACACATCCAAGGCTGCTTCATAAGCCTTACGCCTGGATGGGGGGGTTTGCTTGACGTACTCTGGCCGATCCAAGAGCACGTGATCCCGCAACAGGTCAGCAAGTTCGGTAGTCATGTTGTCAAGGTTATCGAACATATAAGGGTCAGGTAACGGTGGCTGGCCGTACTGACCCCCTGGTTTCTCGACGAGATAAGTGCGCAACACATACGCTTCCAATGTGTTGCCTAGTGACGGACTATAAGTCTCGAAAGGATAATTTTTCTCTTCCTCCTTGACAGTCATCACTTTGTATCCCTGGGACTGAGGCAGTAGTCCCTCCAAATACACCACTCGTCTATGCATTCTTTTTGTACTGCCCCGTGGAGTGTAAGTTATTGGAAGATTGTGACGTTTGATTAATGCAACCATGTCAGCAACCCTGCGTCGATCCAAACTTAAACACTCCACGGGGCACACCTATATGCCGCGAGTCTCAAGCTCAAACGGCATCGCACACTGTGCACGGCTGTTGTGCGACAGTATGATCTGTAACGCGGGCATCATCTTGACAAACTCGTCAGGTGGAATAACATCTCTACCTTCTCGAACGATACGTTGAGTCAGAGCAAGCTTGTCTGCGTTCGACATGCTGTCATACCCAGGCATTGTTAATCCATAGGTTTCCAACTTCAGTTTCATCACAAACTCCTTGTGCTTCCTCAGCAGACGGATCGCTTTTTGTATTGGATCCTTCTTATTGAAGACTCTTGGTATCTGGTCGTAATCACGAGTTATTAGAGCCCACGTCCAGGAAAATTGCTTGGTGGTGTAGCCATCACCACTCTTAGCATGTCTCTCATTGACGATTCTCACCTTTTCCGCATCCTTGAGCTCCTCGCGCATAAGGTCAAAAAACTTGACAGCGCCGAGGGCCCCATAGTTGTTCGCCCAAGCATGCATAAGCCTTTTGTAATGTGCTTGCATGATCAAGGGACTGTTGTTTGGATGCCATTGTAACATATCGCCGAGAGCCCAAATGTTCTGTTTTTTGCAAACGCACAAACTAGCTGCTTGCCAGCAGCTCAGACAACAACCCCGATGAGTGACCAGCGTCCTGTCAGTACTAGTCAACATCTGTTGGTCATGGTCCACAACAACTGTGCTTGTTTGCGGAGTTAACAGTTCATAAAACTCCTCGCTTTGAGATGCAGTAACAACTTGGCCCCTACCGGACTGTCGTCCCCAGCCAAAGTACTCCTTCACCGAAGTGAAAGTTTCCCCGATGGTCGTCATGGCATCTCGAATCTTGTCTTCGTTGTTCTTGATGTAATGCATGGTGAAACACACTCCACCAGCAGCGAGCACGAGAGTACTCCTCCCTATGCGTAAATGTGCACGAGTCAAACACGCTCTTTGCGTCGCGTCGTCCATTGTATCCATTGTTCTGTGCATCAAGTTGTCCCGTGGTGAGTATGGTGGCTATGCTCTCCAGCACACCACTCAGTTCTAGACCGCGCAATACTCAAACAATTCCTCAGAGGTGTCCAGTGCCCCGAGACCAGGGAGGTATCTTACACAGTTTTGCACATGGCTCATGAAGCCTCACCTAAACACTGCTCTCAAAGTTCATGAGTGAGCGTAAACAACGATCCTACAAACTGAGCGGTACCGACTTGACGGTGCCAGGGGCATCAGTTAAGTTGCCCCGTGTTGCTAGGCCCCTCCTACGCCACACAACTGGCTGCCTGCGCAGCCTTACTTATCTCCTCACTCGTCAGTGAGGCTGGCCTTGCCATAAAGACTCCCCGAAGGTGGG